TTTGAACAGATTGTCCGGGTTGCCATACTTGCTGGCCTCCAACCAATCATCGTCGTTCATCAGATCGCGGGCGACTTCAGGTGCCATGATGGCTGTGAAGTATCCGCCAGTCGGACGAGCGTTGTTCACTCTCAGGTTTGTCGCCGCATCCAGGATGTCGAGCGCAGTCATCGCGTCATCGGTTCCACCGACTGTCCCGTAACTGGTCGCCGCACCTGCATAACGCAACTGGAGTGCCGTCGATTCGCCCAGCACATCGCGCAATTCAGAGTCAACCTTCAGTGCTGCGTCCTGTCCGTTCTGGATGGTTGCCTGCTCCATTGTGTTGAAGAGTTCGACTGCGGAAAGCAGGTCACTAATTGTGACGGTCTGTCCGTACTGCGCGAGCGCAACGTCAACTGTGGTCAAAGACAATTGCTTGGAGTTGCCAAGCGTCAATAACGTGCCTTCCGTCATTGTCTGGACATCCGTTGTAGCGGATTCCGGGTAACGGAAGAACCGAATCGTCTTCGCACCCGCTTTGCCGGGTAACGGTGCCTTAAATGCAAACTGATCAAGAACAATTGTCTTGAGCGTTTGTGCTAGTAATTTCTTATCGAAATATCGTTGAATACTGGCTTGAATGCCGGTCGTGCCGGAGCCAGTGGTCGATAGCGTTGTTCCTGCCATAATGTTTTATTTTCTAATTTAATTTGTTGCGAACATGCCCGCCCCGGTGTCATCGGCCTGCTGCATCGCCTTCATCAGTTCCGCCCGTTGCTGATCAACCGGTAGCTTGTCAAACGATTCAACTTCCAAGATGTTTCCGCCGGGTTGGCTTCCGTTCAGTTGTGTTTTCTCTTCGTACTCAGCGACTTGCTTTTTAAGCTCGCTGACCTGTTTCTCCAGTGACGTAGCCTGGTTGGCTTTGAGGTACAGGGTCGCGCCTTCGACTGCGTCCGTGATACCTTCGGGGTACTGGGTCAAGACAGGCTTTCGCTCAAGCAATCGACCGACCATTTTAAACAGATCACTGTTTTGGTCGTTTAAGTCTCCATGCTCGGCTGCCGCCGCTTTCCAGTTCGAGTCCCACTTGGCTACGAACTTCGCCTGCTGCGATTTTGCGTCCTGTTCAGCAACAACCTCACGCGCCTGCTTCGCCGCTTTTGTCGCAGCTTCCGCATTCGCGTGGTCGCCTTCATCCTCGAACTCTTTGGCTAATGCCTCGTATTCGTCGGGTGAATAACGACTCTGGGTCGTTCGTTGACTGATCTCATCTCGAGATACAGTCTGCTGCTCCGCAAACGCTTTTCGCTCTGCCTCCAACTCAGCCCGCTCTCGCTTCGCCGCCACCTTCTCGGCATTGGCTTCGCGCCAGGTGTTGTTGGCTCGATCCTGCGTTTTTTTCGCCCGGGCATACTTCGACTTGGATTTCTCCTCGGTCTCGGTTTGCTTGGGCTTTACCTCGTCCGCCGGTTTCTCCGGTTCTACCTCACTGGGTTTGTCCTCAGTTACAACTGATTCCTGGTCGGGTTCCTCGGCCTGCGGCACCGGGGATATGTTCGCAGTGTCAAACGCGGAAACATCGGCATCCGCCAAAGCTTCTAGCAATTGCTCGCGTTCAACATCCAACTCGACTGGTTTTTCTGCCACTACGTTAGACATAAATTCTTATGCGCTCCTCCTCATCCACTCCAAATCGTCGGTCGCCCCGACCACCTCTTCCTCCGGTTGGCTCCGTATCGAAGCCATCCCGTCCAGCGTTGCCAACGCGGATTTGAACCCGGCAGCATGACCGGCGTGATACGCCAAGTCCGCTGGAGACGAAATTAGCCGGTCGCAATTCTGTATATGCAAGTTTCTCAGGTGGGACTTTAGTTGTACTCCAACCTCGCCCGACATGAATGTCTGCAACTGTCCCGCATGTCCATTGCTCCACTCGGGAGGATCAGACCACTGCAACACTTGGCGGAACTGTTTCCATTGCCGCCATCGGTTCTTCAATCGATTCCACATTTTCTGGGTTCGCCTGCTGTGCAACTGCTTCCTGCATCTGGGTGAATAAATTCTTCAACTCCTGCTCCACCTGGCGACCGGTCTTCGGGTCTGCTTCCTTCAGCTTCTCCAAATGTTCGCCCATGTGCTGCTCGAGAAATTGTCCTTCAGCCGGTTCCGGTGGTGCGCCTGCGTCGGCTCGGTTTGTGATGTAACCCATCACTGTCTGGATGTGGATCACATGATCGTCCGAATCTTTCACCAACGCCGGGAAGCCCAAACGCAGGAACGTGATCTCGTTGGCTTGGTCCTCCGCCTGGCTCGACTGGGCGAGTTGCGGATCGACGTACAACCGCTTGACCAATGTCGCGTCATCACTCTCCAGGATCGTCTTTCGCAGTTGGCCCTGGTCGATGTACGGGTCGTTCGCGAACATCTGGAACCGGGTGATGGCTTTCTGCATCAACAACTGCTTGTTGACCCCATCCGCACTGCCGGTGGGCTGGATGTTGTATTTCTCGTGTAACGCTTCCTGGGGGATCTGCTGCGCGGTGTCCAGGTACCAGTAATCCAAACTAGTTTTGTCGTATTGCAGCAATATCGACCAACTCATCCTGTACAGGTTGCCCAATGCTATGCGGAATATTCGCATCCTCAGATCGCTCGATTGCTGGTAAAGCCCGCCAATCGCCTGAATCTCGGTTGCCGTGCGCCGTTCAGTGTTCTGAAGCGACTGTGTTAACCCGAAATCCGGTGTGCTGACCCGGTTCTGCGCCACCTCACGCATGATATTCATCTGGCTGTCGAACGAGATCGGGGGGGGTTGATGGACTACCGGTTGGATTCCATACGGTAAAATGCTGCCAGGTGTCAGTCGGAGGTTGCCGCTGTTTGGCATGTCCCGCTCAGCCCGGTACAACGGGCGATTGAACAACGTCATGCAATCCAGCTTCTCGTTCTGCAACTTCGTGAGTTCAGCCTCGAACACCGCCTGCAACTCAACCACGCCTCGCGACGAGTAAAACCCCGGGTCTTTGATCTCGTAGTTAAACGCGATAAACGGCGGTTTACCGTGGTTATACGGAATCTTCATCGGCGGACGAAGGTCGATGTCCGGGGAGGTGGGGGAGTAGGTGCAGATAATCCACTGACCACTATCCGGGCAGCGGTGGTACACCTCCCAAACGATGATTTTGTCCTGCTCGGGGAATGTCAGTCCTTCACGCTCATACTTCGCCGCCTCGGTGTTCATGTCACCGGCATCATCGTTGTAACTGCCCGTGATCTGGTCGAGAATCGCTTTGTCCTGTTTCAGATGTTTCTGACGCTTGTACGCATCCACCGAATAAACGCTGATGTGACAGATCCGGTCAGCGTCTGCGATGTCCCGCGTCCAGGCCGGTACCACGAAATGTTGGGGATCGACTGTGTAATACTTCACCCGTTTCGATGAGTAATCCCACAAAACCTTCAGAATCCCGGTGCCGCACATCAACATGGCATCCACCGAACTCAGCACCTCGGTCTCCAGGTTGGTCTTCTGCTTGACCCGATGATCGAACCACTGAGCGGCGGCAGTCGTAAATTCGGCTACCTGGGGGGAGGTGGGAACAAACTGGGCAATCAAGTCAGTCGCAAATAACTGCTGGAAATACGCAGGCTTGAGTTCGCTGATCGTTGTATCAACCAACGGAAAATGAACATCCGATGCCCCGGGCCAAGGTTTATTCTTCCGCCGCAACCCGTGGTGGCGCATCTCGTAGAACATGCGCTGGCGCGTGTCCCATACCGCACGATCCGCTAAATCCCGCAATACCTCCGAGTTTAATTTATCCCGACTACGCATTAAATTTCTTCCTCCTCCTCCTCCTCCTCACAACACCAACCCATCGATTGGAGTGCAAAGAGCGTCGAGTACATCTGCAACCCGCCGATCAACGTGGGATCGCTCAAGTCGAACTCCTCCTGGTACCGGCTCAATAACGCCTCCAACTCCCCGCAAAACGCATCAAACTGTTCCTCGGTGGTCATATGCCCCCGGGGAGAGTTAACGCTTTTTTGAGTTCAAACCGAATTTCCTGCCGCCTGCCGCTTTACGCGGTGCGCTGGCCATCGCCCGCCTGCCGGACGCTGATACGCTTCGTTTCAAAGTCTTACGCGCACCACGCCGCGCACCCAGTGACTCGTCCTGTCGGGACTTGTAACCTTGTTTTTTCGCTGCCATAAGATGATTTATTTTAGTGCGTAAAAAAACGCACCCGGATTGGATGCGAAAAAAACGTCTCATGGCAAATGTTTCGGGTGGTGCTTCAGTTGTACTAGAGGTAACCCATTGCCCGGGTGATTAGCTTCTGCGCCGTGACCGGGTTCTCGGAAACCACGTTCCTCGCGTCTTCAAGCAAACTTTTTACCTGGCCCAACTGCGACTTTAATGTCAGCGCATAGGTCACCTGGTCTATCGATTCCTCAATCAGATCCTCGACCAACGGCACTCGCTCCCACAAATCACCACCATGCTCCGCCTGGCCAACACGATATTTGCGGTCGATCTGACCGGAGACCGACTTGATGATTCCGTTGAGATGGTCCTCCTGGGCTAACGTCATTCCAAACTAGCCTTCTCCAACTCGTACTCGTAGGCGATGATCTGCTCCATCAATAACCGAACAAACGTCTCCGCCTGGGGACTCGCATTGTACGCATCCTCAAACCCACGTTCATTCCCCAGGATGATCTGCTTCGTCGCGTCCAGCTTTCGGGGTACCGTTGTCTGACATCCGACCACGAACCCAATCGAGCTTGTCACGGCGACGATCATCAACCATCGCTTCCAGTTTCTTTTTTTCGACTTTTTTTCCATAACCAAAAAGTTCTTTTATCAACCCCAAAACCGCCCGTATTATCCCGAGTACACTCATCCTGTATTTAACCCCATCGATTCCCGCAGCTTCGCATCGCCACTCCAGTCAGTCATACCCGCTTCCAGCACCTCGTTCAAGTTCGGTTGCGTC